TCGCGCCATGCAGCCGTCACCGCGTTAGTAGTGTTGCCAAGGATATGCAGTAGACCGATATCGTAAAAGCCCAAACCGGGGACGAACGTATATTTAACAAAGTTGTTTCGCGCTTCAGGTAATTCGTCACCTTCTTCGCCCGTTGGTTCATCGTAGTTGCGCACGATAGAGAGAATCTCTCTAGATGATACATCAATCGTTACGCGGTAGGGAATCTCTAATCCTGTTTCTTTTCCTTTATATTTATGCGCGTAACCATGAATATCTAACTCGCAATAGATTTCATAAATTTCACGGTCGCGATCATCAGGATTGCGTGTATCAACACTAATGCCTTGCTGATCTGCCTTCTGGCGTTGAACGGCATCAGCATCTTCAAAGCTTGGAACGTTAAGTTGAATGTCGCGATAAACGCCAAGGATCTGCAACCGCTTCACAGTTGAAGAGCGCATATAAACGCGATGCGTTATACGCTTGGCGTCAGTCAATGCAGTCGCTGCGTTATTAACTATCAAGTCATCAGCATCAACCGACTCACTGACTGGGCGCCCACGCAAAGGACAGAAATAAACTTTTTTAAATGCTGTGCCGCCAAAGCCCAGCATGAAAAGCATTTTGTCAGTGTCAGGATAATACTCGCGGGCAATCGCCGTCAGATAATGATTGAGGTCTGACTCAAGAGCCGTAGCCTGCTCATCTTGTTGGACAGTATCGCCAGCCGATTCGCTCCGAACCTTCACCGGCCCATCAGTCGGGAGGAGCTCAGAACGGGCGTTAGCCTGAAACCGCAGGACTGCCTCAAGAAGGAGCGGGTGGCGCACTTTGCTCATGCCCTCCACGGGAGCGCCGTCAGACGCGCCCTGAAGGCCCGGAATCTCAACCTTTAACCCTAGCAATTTAATGCCCTGAGCTCGGTCTTCAATCCAGTCTTGGCGGCTGTCGAGGTCGTCCCTCACGCCGCGCAAAAGATCTTCAGCAATACGGCCCAACTCAAACTGGTCAATATCCTCAACCAGATTGCTGAACCATTCCTGCGCCCTTGCCGCATCTGACGCGCCCATAGGGCTACCATCAAGCGAAACACTTACTGAGCCATCATCATGCTCAATGCGAATAATGTTGCCCTTGTCATCTGTCTCGGGCTTGTCGACATCATTCAAAATTTCAACGAGGACCTCTTCCGATGGCGCCAGTCCCACGGGCTCCTGTTCCTGTCTAACGGAAGGCGATAAGCCCGGAGTCATTGGCATAATTAATTTCCTTCGCTGTCCTCGAGCAGCCGCGTAATATCCGCGACGAAACGGTCTAAACCCTCGCGAGCGGCTATACTATCAGTTTTCGCCGCAATCTCATAGGTACGCACGTAATCATGGGGCTCCTTACCCCAAACCTCTACTTTAAACTTGCCAAGGCCATGCCCATGGGCTGGAGGCTCATCAATAATATCAACAGTCGCGCTTGCGAGGATCATGTTATTATTCCGATTATATAGGGTAAAGCGGCTCTGGTTCTTTGCCGGTGTGCATTCTACCTTGATCGAGGTCCGCAGTCCATTCAGCTCCCCTAACGAGAATGCCGATTTCGCGAAGATACTTGAGGGCCATAGATGTCGTGTCCACGAGGTCGTCGTGCTTCCCGCGAGGGAATTGCGATGCCTGCGTAATAACCATGTCCGCCCACGCACGATCAGGAGCATAGATCAGCCCCTCCGCAAAGATATGTTGAATGCTGTAAAGGCGAGACAGTTTGTCGTGGCCCTTTGGATCAATCAACTGAACCGCAAACTCCTCGTGATTATACAGCCTACGAAGTTCTTGCGCGACACTAATTCCTGAAGCTTTATTTTCAACGAGCAGCTTTTCTACATTATATCGGTCCATCGTTTCTTGGACCTTCTCCACCAACTCATGCAGTTCAAGCCTTTCTGCCCACGCATACATCAGCATGCATCTTGGATGCTCTTGCGTATAGGTTCTTTCCAATTGCGCCATTGACCCATCTGGCGTCATCTGCCTTGTAATTTGCGCGGTTTGATCTCCGCCTGTCCACACGCCCCAAACAGTCATGGCGCTTGGATCGTTTTCAGTCTTAGTCGTATAGGCGCAGTCTACCGCCGCGACGACGTAGTCGAACGGCGGATAGGAATCACGATCCCAAAGTTGCCACCAGTCGCGCTTGATGACGCCGCCGCCCCTCGGCGTTGGCGCTTGATCGAATTGCCCTGCCACTGCGTAAGGCCCCATCGCCTTCTCATCGCGGTCCACAACCGCTTCAGGAAAACGCTTAGGAAATAAAAGCTGTCCCGGTTCTTTGCGTGGATCAACTTCTCCGAGCATTGTGGGCATGGCCCTTGAAGGGTCATACCGCATCGGAAGCATAATATGGTCGTAGCCAAGTTGCTTCTCCAAGATAACGCCTGAAACATCTTCCTCATGCAGGCGCTGCATAATAACAACAATTGCCGATTCGAGTGGTTTATTCAAACGGGTTGGGACCGCCTCAAGAAACCACTCAATCGTTGAAGCTCGCATTTGGTCCGAACTTGCGCCCTCAACAGAGTGCGGGTCGTCGATGATAACTCTGTCACCTCTGGCGCCAGTGATTGACCCAGATGCAACAGCCTGCATAAAGCCAGTTGCAGTGTTCTCAAACTTTGTCTTTTGGTTTTGGTCTTTGGTTAGCTTAACGCGGTCGCCCCAGCGGTCCTGATACCACTCCGAATCAATCAATCGGCGCATCTTTGTCGAGTTGCGAACCGCAAGGTCTTGGCTGTGGCTGGCGCAAAGATACCGCATGTGCGGCATGTTCTTTGGTCCCCACTCCCACGCTGGCCAAAAGACTGAAGTCAGCAAAGACTTCATCATGCCCGGCGGGATGTTGATCAGGAGGCGATTGTAAAGAGAACCATCTTCAAGCTCGACACCGTAGGTGATTGCCTCGAGGTGTTCAGCCAACATATCGACATGCCAATTGTGGAAGTATTCGGCGCCCGGCTCGACGATATGCCAAGCCTGCCTGATGAACTCACACAAATCATCTTCGCACTCTGAGGCGCTGATGCTTGTCAACACCTGATCTCGGTCGAACTTTTTGCCATATGCCTCAACGATTCTTCCCATTACCCTCGTTCACTTCATCAAAAGTTACTTCGCTGTCCCTTGTCATGATGACGAATCCATCGTCCATCATAGACTTGAGATAGGCTTGAACAACCTTATCAACATGGCTTTCAAAGTGGGTTTCCCATCTTGCCGCGGCAAGTGCGTCCTTATGCGCCTGAATAATAGTCTTGCTCATATTCACCCCAGATAGCTGCGATTATGGCTTCCTTCCGAGTTTCTATCCTCATCTTCCCCACGATGTAGGGAGAATAGATCTCCCAGTTCTTGATGATTGAAACGGCTCTAGCCCTCTCCTCGCGTCGAACTTCCTCTATTAGCGCATCACGCTCAGTCTGTGTCATAGCTTTCATTCCTTACAGTCTTAAAGACGTAAGATGCATTTCATCGCCAATCTGGCCGATTAAAAAAGTATTAAACGCCAAACTGATCCTCGTAAGAGTTCTTTCCTGAACGGTATCATCAACAAAATGTTTTAAGTTTGATGGGAATACTAAGATGTCGCCTGTCTCGACAGGAACAGTAAATCTCTCAGCATTGTATCGATTATAATTTGTTGACGGCAATGAAAACTCTCTCATGGCAGAATTAAAAAAAGATAGACTGTCTTGCTCTTTATTGGCGCTAAAATAGAATGTGCCCGATAAAAAGCTATTTGGGTGAGAGTGAGGATGATGGTTTTGGCCCGGGTTAGTAAAGTTTAGCCAAGATTGAGTAATATATATTTTTACTTCATGAACCGGCGCAAATATCTCATTCAAGTAAGTATCCAAAGCAAATTGGACTGACTTCCTAACGTCCGCCATTTCATCTTTATCTAGGATGTATCGATCTACGCTAACGACATTGCCCACGTTCAAGAAAGTCTCCTTCCCGCACTTCTCGACAAAAGACTTTTCATCATCAGTCGGCTGGCGCCCAATGTTGAACCTAAAGACTGGCGTCGGGAAAAGCTCGAGCGTTTCTGTCTTCTTCATTCAATCACCTAATGGGATGTTCCGCGCGTCCACATTGTGGCGCCAAGATGCTCTGCCTTATCCACTGCGCGGTCGAGCGTATATACAAAAAAGTTTTTTGCCTCATCGGCATCTTTGGCAGATATAACTCCATTACATAAAACAAATGCGGTAGATGCCGCCAATATCTCTAATGCCTGAACTGTGTTGCCAGCCTCGTTCAGAATACTGATTATCTCTGTTACTGCCTCAATAACAACGGCAATTTCTGCGCAAACCTCTTCATCGGGCTCCATGCCGCTCCTTAATCCGCCTTCTCCCAGCGAATAACTCCGTCGGCTTCCCCTGAATCTGCCATAGCCTGTATTTGCCGACCAAGTATGTGGCAAGTCTCGTCAAAGTCTTTTCTGTTTTGAGTGCAAGCAAAAATCATTTTTGCGCAAACCATTCCTAAAACAGTCATAGCAATATTTGGATCAGATGGCTCCATCAAAGATGTCGCGATTGAATTGGCCATGTCATTCATTGAGTTCGCCTGTTCGGCGGTAATTGGTTCTCTCATTGCTCTTCCTCAGCAGCTAGTAAGATCTTCTTCAAAACTTCTCGGTCTTCAGGGTCGAGCTGTCGCGCGTCAATCTTTTGCGTCTGCTCAACCTTGATGGCGCCACCATCCGCTCCGGTTACAGCGGTTTCTTTGCGCTCAGTGTAATCTTCACGGAAACGGGCCTGCGCAGATTTGATCCAAAGGTTGGCGTTAAAGTCACGGCAACGTAGGCCGCCCATGCCCTCCCGCTCCCACCATCCCTGCTCGTAAGTCTTTGCCGCGCGTAGTGCGGTGAAAAATTCGGGATACTCATCGCCCCAATGATACATAGAAGCCTTGTCGACCTCGAACTCGCAAGCGATCATTGCGGGGCTGTAACCGATCTTTCCCATCTCAATCGCAAGCTCACAAAACTCAGGGCAATACTTTGTGGGTCGTCCAACCGGGCGCTTTTCAGGCTTTGCCTTTATCTTGGCAGCCGCAATTTTATCACGGATTGCAATAATTGGATCTTGTGGCTGTTCACTCATGTCAATTACAATTTCTTGGTTGAACGACTGTGCAGTCGAATGCATATTTGACTGGGGCGCAACCAACGAGGAAAGCGAGACCAAACAAAGCAAGGCTATAAATGCTGGCTACTATTAGGTATCGCATGGTTTCTTTCATTGTAGTCAAGCCCGAGCCTGATAATTGAATCATAATACCACACCCGGGCCCTGTTGTTTACTGTCTTA